TGCACTAGTAAATCAGTATGGTATCAACACAAGCTTCCAGAACAACGATGGCGATGTGTTTCAATGGAATGGTTCTAGTTTTACCAAGACAGTTAAGGTAGATGACTCGTTCGATGCTGGTGGGTTTATTATGAACTTAGCTGTTGCTGCTATGACAGCGGGTGTAGCTAATTTGTTAGCTCCTACTCTTAGTACAGCTCTTGGTATTTCAAACACAGCAGCTAATGCTTTAATTAATGGTGCAGTGCAAATTGCTAAAGATGGTGAAGTAAACTTATCAACAGCTTTTAACTTGGCTATGCCGGGAAGTGGTGAAATAACTTCAGCAGGACAAGATGCTATTGATGCAGTAGTTGGTGAAATTTTAAATCCTGACAACTATGAAAAGGTAGATTCTGGTGGTAATGTAGAAATAGTGTGGCAAGGACACGGCGGTACTGATGAGATAGGTAATCCTATTATTAACTTGCCCGGTGTAGTCGAGCCAGAGTCTACAGATAATGGTGGCGCTAGTGCCTCTACTAGTACTACAGCTACTACAGATAGCACAGCGGCTACTACAGACAGTGCATCAGAAACTACAGATAGCACAGCGGCTACATCTACTAGCGCAGAAGCAACAGCAGGTACTGGCCCTAATAAGTCACCTCAATACTATGAAATTGACGAAAACGGTGACGTTTATATTATTAAACCAGATACAGGAGGTTGGAACGAAGACGGGACATGGGGTGGAGAATATCGAAAAGATCCCATTGGTAACGTAAACGACGGAAGCGGTGGCTGGTGGGAAGGTGCTCAACCCGGCTCTTATGGTGAGCATGGAGAGGTTATAATAACTTCTGAAACAACGGATACTTCAACTGGCACAACCTTTGGAGACTTTTACGGGGTTCTTGGTTCTATTTATAATCCTAGTACTACAGGATCTACAACTAGTACTACAGGTACTACACCATCAACTACTACTACAACTACACCAACAACAAGTACTACTACAACTACACCAACAACAAGTACTACTACAACAACACCAACACCAAGTACTACTACACCATCCACTACCACAGGAACTACAACTACACCAACAACAAGTACTACTACAGGAACTACAACTACACCAACACCAAGTACTACACCAACACCAAGTACTACCACAGGAACTACTACTGAACCAACGCCTACTCCTGAACCCGGTGGAGATGTTGCTGGTAATATTTGTATCGCTGCTGATGGTGGATTGGGTGTAACAGATAGCACAGGTGCTTGTATTGCAGTAGGTACTGGTACAGGCACTGGGCAGGGTAGTGGTGATGGTAGTGGTGATGGTAATGGCGATGGTGGAGATGGTAGCGGTGGCGCTAGTATACAGGCTGCTAGAGGAGCTACTTATAATCCGTTTGAAGTACAAGGATTAAGTTTTGAATCAGTTACTCCTACACCAATACAGCAAGGTAACGCTACCGATTTCTTAGAAGGTTTAATAAAGCGTCAGTCTAATAGTTTATTTGGGAAATATATATAATGGCATATGACAATAGAGATCCTGCATACGTTCCTAGTCAACAGGCTTTAGCGGCTGATGCTTATATAGCAAGTACTAGTCCAGAAACGCATCCAGATGAGTATACGTACTATCCTATGTATGGTTATTCATACACAGGACCAATGGCACATTACACATCTGGTACTGAATATAATACATGGCTTAATAGTTCGCTAAGTGGTAGTATGTTTGGAAGTGGTCAAGCAGTTGCTGACGTTACAAACACCAGCCCATCTATTCCAGATGTTGATGTAGAGGCTCTTCTAAGTGCTTTTCCTAATGCTCAAGACACAGCAACGTACATACCAGAAACTAATTTCCCTAGCCTTGGAAGTTCTTCAAGTAACTTAAGTCAAGTTTCTGTTGCTGATGTTAATGCACTATATAACGAGCTTTTAGGTCGCTCTGGAGCAGAGAATTTTTTGCAAAATTGGGCTACTTCTGGCATGTCGCTAGAAGAAATAGCTGAGGGTATAGCAAATTCTCCAGAAGGCATAGCGTATGCTGCTTCTCAAAGCACTACACCGTCAACTACACCAACTACACCAACTACAACTACACCAACTACAACTACAACTACACCAACTACAACTACTACTACACCATCAACAACTACTACTACACCATCAACAACTACCAATACCAATAGTAATAATAATAATAATGCAGGTGCATTAACTGCTGCTGGTTTAGCAAATGCGCTTTCTATGCTAATACCACAACAAGAACCAACACCTTCACCGCCACCAAATGTTGTAGGCCCAAGTTCAGGTGGTACTTTTAATCCTGCTCCAATACAAAGACTAAGTTTTTCTAGCCCACAACTTTCTCCTATTGGTTCATCAAATCAAATAGATTATGTTAAGCAAATGAGGTCTGGTCTGTTTAGGGATTTAGTATGACATATTTAAATTTAGTAAACAATGTGCTTAGACGTTTACGGGAAGACCAAGTAACTACCGTGTACGCTAACACGTATAGTTCTATGGTTGGTGACTATATTAACGACGCTAAAACACTAGTAGAAAACACTTGGGATTGGTCGCAACTTAGGACTACTGTTACGATTACTACTGCGGCAGATGACTACACGTATTCTCTTACAGGTTCACAGGACTACGGTAAAGTACTGACTATGGTTAACGATACATCTAATATAATTATGGAGTATCGTCCTCAGTCTTGGATTGACGAAAAGTATCTGATAGGAACACCTGCATCTGGTACACCTTCTTTTTACACTTACAACAGTGTAGATGCTAACGGTGACTCACAGATTGATGTGTATCCTAAACCTGATGGTGTTTACTCTATTAAAACTAAGATGGTTCTTAGGAATGTTCCTTTGTCGGTTGATGCAGATATTCTTGCTATTCCTAGTCAGCCTGTTATTCACATGGCAGTAGCTTTGTTAGCTCGTGAACGTGGCGAGACAGGCGGTACATCAACCCCTGAGTACTTTGCTATAGCTGACAAATACCTATCAGACGCAATCGCTATGGATGCACAAAAGCACCCTGACGAAACCATCTGGTACACACCGTAGGAGTAAGCATGGCTCAGCCACTACAGAGTATTAACTTAGTTGCTCCTGCTTTTATGGGGATCAATACTGAAGATTCTCCTATAGCACAGGACACTGCTTTTGCAGAAGTTGCTGATAACGCTATTATTGACAGGCGGGGTCGTTTAGCTTCACGAAAAGGTAACAGTGTTTTAACTACAAACAAAACGGTACTAGGTACAGACTACCTTCATAACATACACGAGTTTTATGACAGTGCCGGTAACGAAGTAATCTTTAGTACTGGTAACAATAAGATTATTACAGGCACTACTACTTTGGTAGATGCTTCTCCGGGGTCGTACACAATATCGGATAACGATTGGAAGATATTTAATTTTAATGATTACGCTTATTTCTTTCAACGTGGTTACGAGCCATTAGTATATAGTAATGCGCTAGGTGCAGTAACTAAAATGTCTGATGTTTCTGGTGCGTCTGTAGCAGCTACTCAGTACTGCAACGAAGCTATTGGTGCTTATGGTCGTGTGTGGTGTGTAGGCAACGCTACAAACGACAATATTATTTACTGGTCTGATCTGCTAATTGGTCACGACTTTGCTGGTGGATCTAGTGGTTCTATTGATGTGTCTAAAGCATGGCCTAACGGGTTTGACGTAGTAGTTGCTTTAGCAGGTTATAACGGCTACTTAATTGTCTTTGGAGAAAATAACACGCTTGTTTATCAAAATGCTGAAACTCCTGCATCTATGTCTCTTGTTGATACAATTCCCGGTGTAGGTTGTGTAGATAGAAAGAGTGTGCAGAGTATAGGAACAGACCTTTTGTTTTTGACTCAGACAGGTCTAAGGGGATTAGGTAGAACAATACAAGAAAAGTCACTACCTATTACTGACTTGAGTAGGAACATAAAGCAAGAGTTAATTGCTAATACACTGGCTACTACTAAACCTGTTAGTACTGTATATAGTCCTGAGAATTATTTTTATCTTTTGTGTTTTGCTGATCTTAACTTAGTGTATTGTTTTGACATAAGAGCAACCTTAGAAAACGGTTCTTACAGGGTTACTCGTTGGC